GGACATCGTGTTGCATGCATTTCGTGGGACAAATTTTATAGAAGAATTAAAGTGGAATTATCCAAAAGCCCAACAGAGAGACACCCCGTGAACGAATTCTTTTTGTCGGCAACCGAAGAGTATGATCGGCTTATGGAATCTAGTCCCATAATTGATTCAGCGATCATCGATATGTTTAATCAAAAGTTCAATAATAAATTCGATAGTCTTAAAAATAAAAAGATGCTTGAACCAGCGCGTATTAATGGCGAACACGTGAAAGATTTTACAAAACCCGAGATATGTGACTCCCTTGTAAGTGTAAAAAATAGTATTTATCGGCAAGATGAAAAATCGTTTAAAAAGAATATTTATCAAAAAGTTATGATTGAATTGACTGGCAATAATAAAGAAAAGGTTGACGTATTTAAACAGAAAATAATGTTATCATTTTGGACTAATTTTATATCGGAACTAAATAGGTTTCCAACCGAGCAAGAAATGATTGATAATTTGGCGAGAGATGAAGAAAATGTTAATGGAATCACTGAGGAAATGATTGCCGATTTTATTAATAAAATTATGCCAGATGAAGATGAATAATATTTACTATTATATATGCGTAAAACATTGAAACAGAAATTGCATAATTATATATCTAAAAAACAAGATATATGTTGTGAAGAAGATGTTGACCGGTCTTTAATTATACAACAAATTATTAATAAATATAAAAAAATTAGTTTTTACATAAATGAATCGGAAGAATATTTAAATCATATAAATAACGATTTATTAAAATTTATAGGATATAAAGTTGATATTAAAAATTCTGAAGGTCTACTATTATGGAATAAACTTGATAAAAAAATGTATAAAAATAAAAAAGTTAGTCTAATGAAAATAGAATTAGTATTAAAAGATATTCCTTTATATTTATTATTAGCATTTTTAGGGTTTGCTTCATACAAAGAAGATCTCTCTATAAAAATTTAATATATTGATATTATAATGAAGAAACAAACTAAGAAGAAACAAAACAAAAGACCGAAAAAAATACAAAATAAAAATAAATACAAAAACATAAAAATAAATAGAAACAAAATTATGCCCATGTTACCAAACCAAAAGAAAACAACCCCGGCTGGCATGATTTTAGGATTAATTTATTTAGATATGTTACACCATATTCAACCACATCGTGATAAAGAAATCATTGATAAACAACGGGAAATATTGAAACCTTTTATTAAAAAATCAAAAAATAAAACATCTAAAATAAAGAGGGGTGGTCACGTATTTTATTATAATGTATTACCGCAAATATGCGGTGTAGATGTGCATGAAAATGATTGCGTTCCATCTACATTATATTTTTTAGGGCTATTAACGTATGAAGCAGCTCGATATTTAGCTCATGAGAGATGGGACGGATTAGACTACAGATCCATACTTGTATGGTTAGATGAAAATTTTCCAGATGAAGGTACTCATCATGTAAGCCATACCATTTTAGATTTGCGAGAATATTTTTTAGAGACAAATGAAGATGGCTGGGATATATATGATGAAGATGCGATAGAGTATGCTAATGACGCATTTATGGAAAATTTAAATACTATTATGCCATACACTCAAATGGGCATAATTGCAGGAAGTGTTTCTTATTCAGAAGATAACAATCAAGAATCTATAGGAGGCCATGTATTTTGTATTATAAAAGATGAAAATGAAGAATTTTATATAATAGATCCTCAACAAAGACGTTATGTAGCACTACATAGTATTCATGATGCAGTTGAATTTTTAAAATCAGGTGCTAACATGTACGAATTAACATTATATCTTCAGGAAGATGTAGTAGATGAATTAAATGCAAATGAACCTGAAGTACGCGGTCCTAATAACTATATTGTACCAAACCCACATGAATTTAATGCTACACATATGCTTGAGATAAATAGACAGCATAACGAAGAGGGTGCTGAATGGAATGACGAGACTGGACGTTGGGAGGATGATGAAGGTTATTATATTGGACGAGAATATTATCGTTTTGATGATGATGAGCTATAAATACAATACAATTTAATATTGTATTTATATAAATGACAAATAAAACGAAGAAAAAACAAACGAAGAAAAAACAAACGAAGAAAAAACAAAAACAAAATAAACATAAAATGAAAATGAAAATGATGCGTATGTTACCAAAACAAAAGAAAATTACGCCTACTGGAGTAATTTTAGGATTAACTTATTTGGACATGTTACATCATGTTCAACCCCAAAATGATGCAAAAATTATAGAGAGACAGCATGAAATACTGAAACCCTTTATTAAGAGGTCTAAAAATAAAACAAATAAAATAAAAAGGGGAGGCCACGTATTTTATTATAATGTATTACATGAAGTATGTGCATTAGGTGCTCATAATACGGATTGCCAACCATCTACATTATATTATTTAGGAATATTAACACATGACGCTGCAACACACCTAGCAGAAATTATAGGAGAAGGGCAAGGACATGGAATTAATACGATGTTAGAATGGTTTGATGAAATGTTTCCAGAGGATGGTCCTCATATTGACCATACGCTTATAGATTTTGGTGATTATTATAGTGATACAATTGATGGAAGAAATATATATAATGACGGAGAAATACGTGAGATGAATGATTATGTAATGGGTATGTTACATCATATATTGCCATTTAATCAAATGGGAGTAATGGCATGTATTAGTTATAGGACAAAATATGATACGGATCGATTAACAGCAGGCGATGAAAGTGATTCACACTCAATATGTTTTATAAAAGATGAATATGGGCAAATCGTATTAGTTGATTCTCAAAGTGGCATTTTTAGAATTATTCATGAAATACATGATATTATGTATGCTTTAGGTTTAAATTATTTAGGGGATAACTACGCAGGTAGATTACTTTTATATGTTCAAGAAAATGTAATAGGTAAGTATTATGTGGGTAATCATAATTATGACCCAAATAATTATTCACTGCCTCATAATTTAAATGTAGAACGATTATTTGAATTAACTAGAAGAAATTGGGTTCAAGATCCAAATGCTGAAAATGAATCTTCTTTGGCGCAAGAGAATGCTGAAAATTCAAATTCTTCTAGTGGAGAAGAAGAAGTTATTGATAATTCGGCTATGTGGGGTCAACGACAAATGGCACAACAGAATAATGCCGAAAGTTCAGGTTCTTCTAGTGGAGAAGAAGAACTTATTGCTGATTCTGGTTGGAACGGGCGACAAAGGACTCATTGGAATGCTGCAGGAACTTCAAATAATGGTGCACACACACCATATGAAAATGCTCAATGGGATGATTGGTACCAACGTTGGTATAATTCAACTGGTTATTATAATGAAGATGGCACATATCATTATGATTTATAAATTATCTTGTCATAATATATGCCAAGAACACATATTAAAAAACGTATTAAGAAACAAAATACGCGTAAGAATAATAAAAAGGGTGGTGCAGGTGTGCTTGGACGTTTCACTAAATCTATAGCTGAATCTAGACCGGCTTTAGATGCAGGAACTAAATTAATGGCTTTAGCTGACGCAAGGGATGAAGAACCATTTAAATTTCGTATTAATTTACAAAATATTTACGCCGTATTTAAAGTGAATGAATCACAAGGTATTCCTATACCTAATTATTCAAAATATAAACATTTTAAAGTTACCCCGCAAAAAATATTTATTGATATGAATGATAGTAAAGATACTAGGATTCGTAATGTTCATGGAATACATACTATTTCTGAATTTATAGTACATCCTTCAGACAAAACTAAAAATATTAAAAAAGGTTTTATATTAATAAAAAACGATCTACAAGGACATTCTGCAATATTTAAATCATCTAATTTTACATGTCGATATGAAGGCCCCGAAATAAAATAATAATATCAACAAATACGATGCGCAATAAATGACGAATTTATGTTAGATAATTTGAATGGAGAAGTAGGAGGTCCTTCTACATATACAGCCGAATATATTTGTTTGGTATTGTCCACTCTTAATATTGATGTTAACGTATTAGAATATAATATTTCAGTGCTCGTATTGATATATGAAGTACTAGACGCTATATTAGCGTATGTTTGCCCAGTATATATATCACCATCTGAAAAATTATTATCTGTTATACCCCATTTTATTCTAGAATTAAGAAGATTGATTGCACTTATATTTCCAGTATACATAATTGTCCATAATCCTGGTACAAGGGACATACCACTTACATCTGTATGATATATACGAGTTGAATAAATTGGCACATCAGATGAAAGCATAGTTGCATAACTTAATTTGGTTGATGCATTTATTGTTGAATTAATATTAATAGTATTATTTGGACTTCCTATTATAATCGAGGATGCATTTAATCCAATTTTAAGTATGTCATCAGGATAGTCGATACCGCCAACTATAGCAACTGAAAAATTTATTTCAGGCTCTTTAATTAATACATTATAACCAGGAATTGCAAACTCTATATTGCTTATATCTAATATAGTCGTAGTTGTTGTATCTGTAATGATAGTGTTAAACCCTGGGTTATATGATTGAAAAACTGATAAATTATAGAGAGATTGTATAACTTGATCTGGCGAATTATATCCAATTAATGTATTCATTTTATATATTATATTATATTTAAACATTTGTATTTTCCTCAATATTTATATTTCTATGTGCTAATTCAAATTCTTCGGATCGTTCTTCCATGACTACATCTCGTTCGATTTCACAACATCCTAAAAATTTACAGCTTTTACATTTTGATTTAGAGGCAATTTTTACTATTCCAAAAATAAATGCGGTTGTGGTCGTTAAAAAAAATGACCAAAAAACCGGGTCTTGTCTTAATTTATACATAATATATATTTATATTATATGTCGTGGACCGCACCTGTTTATAGAAAATCTTATCGTAGGCGCTATGGATCCAAGTGTTTTTTAGATCCTAAACGATTAAAATATCCGGTTTGCAGTCGTGGTAAAATAAATTGTAAGGCATTAAATGCGGCGCAATATTATGCTATATTGAATAATAAAAAGAAACTAACGCGTAAAATTAAAACATACAAGAATAAATATTGCATTTAGTTTTTATATAGGTATATATAAATGCCATATGAAGAACCAAGGAGATTAGGAGCACGTAATTTTAAGAGTGTAATACAACAAACAGAAGATAGTCCTAAGAGGGCATTACCTGTAGAATTGCTAGAAGCAACTGAACCTAACCCTAATAATATACCTCAAATAGCAAAAATTAGTCGTGGTCATTTTAATAGAGATGGTAAGCGTCAACCCGCTTATAATAGTTCAGGTATGGCTGTACATGTAATACACACAAAAAATGGAGATACAATAACTTATTATGAGAAAATGGAGAAACGACAACTCGGGCAAATGGTAGGTGGGGGGTTGGTTGGAAATATAACGGGGTTAACGAGAATGTAACATTACCAAGTGGTCAATTAAAACCAATACATCCCTATATTAAATCCAGTATTAATCCGGATACTAAAAAAAGAAGAGGTACATTTTGGCGTACCGACCCAAGTAAAGTTGCTTATGCACATGCATATCGTTTTATTCCTTCAAATATGAGAACAATAAATCGTAACAAAAAACAAATGCAACGACAACGTCAACGTGAAAGTCATAGTACTCAAATAAATGGATCTGGATCTAGGTCTAGGTCTAGGTCTAGGAATCGTTCAATATCATCTTTGCTTAATCCTCGACAAAGTTTTTTAAGTAAAATATTTAATAGAAGTAGCAAAAGAAGAAAATAAAGCATCTAAAAATTCAACCATTATTAATGCAAGAATGACACATAATATATTTGTATTAATCGTACCTTTTATATATAATATATATATATGTCGCAAAGTAGATCACGCCAAATTTCAAAGCAAAATAGTACAACCCGAAGTATGTCACACATAAGTAGTGCACCGAGAAGTATTGGAAGACAAAGCATGGCAAGGCAAAGCATGGCAACTCGAAATAGTGCAAGACAAACTATAAAAAATAGCAAATATTATAAACAAGAAGAAATAAAAAGGGCACAACGACGACGTAATGCATTAATAGAACAAGAAAAAGAAAAAGAAAACAGAATTAAACAATTAGCTGAAAACTATAAAGAAGAAAATAAAAAAAGGATTGAGAATTTTAACGAACAAGTAAGACTAGGTATTGCACAACAAAAAAAATACAATAATGTAATAAATGAAATAAAAAAACGTTACCGATTTAAGCGATACTCATTTAAAAATATTTTTGGTTTATAAAATAAAAAAATAAACACATATATGTATGTGTTTCAATGAAACTGCCAGTATTGTTGCTCTCACGATTGGCATAGTATTTTCAGTAATATTAGTATATTATAATCACATAGCTTATGCTGGTTTATTATTTGCTATTACATTAATGCAACTATATGAATATTTTGCGCATCATTCTATACAGACGCATGATACCGCATTAAATGTACTTTCTACAAAATTAATATATTTTGGAATAGTACTTCAACCTATTGTATTTGCGTTTTGTAATGTGAACTTTTTACCTAAAAAATGTAATTATAATTTTCCAAAAATAGTAAAGGCGTTTCCTTGGATATTATTGATATATATAGCCTATTCCTTATTTTTATTTTTTTATATGAATGATAATAACATGTTTACTACTACATATCTTACTACACCATGTAATAGTATTTGCCGGTTGAACTGGTTTGATAATGTTAAATCATATATGACAACTATATTATTCGTAATATTTGTCGTATTGTATATAGTAATAATGCAAATATATATGTTTTATGATCCTAAACTTCCTATGCAATATGTGAATAGTGTTATTCTTATAATAGCATTAATATATACATTTTTTATACTCAAACTTAACATATTTCCTGGTATATCTGTATTAGGGAGTATGTGGTGTTTTTTTTCAATATTTATGGGGCCATATGTATTGTATTTTGTCAATTCTTAATATTAATTCTTAATTGCTCCAATTAATTTTTTATTGTTATACATCATCATTTTTATTTCGTCTTTTATAGTGTTGAGTGTTTCATCGTTCTCTTTGTTATTCAAATACCTCATAAATTTATCTTTCAGCTCAGGATATCTCTCATCTTCTAACCATTCTTCTAACATCATTTCTTTCTCTTCATACAAAACGTCAATCTCTGATTTACTTTTTATATTCCAGTTGCCGGCTTCGTACACCATCATATATTTATCTTTCAAATTTGAAATATAAATATTCATATTTTCTGGCTTTTGTGGATTAAAATGTATTCTTTCTATTAAATTCTTCACGCAATAGTTAATCTTTTTAATACACGCTATATAATCTTTATCTGTTAAATGAGAGATATCAGTATCCCGATAGGCAAGCAATTGTATATTGTTTTGAATGTGAATACCGCCATTTATCTGCAGTTTGTTTGTTAATTTCTGTATTTGGGCCTTCTTGGGTTCCGACTGCAATAGTTTGATCTTCTTTTCTATCTCTCTATGTTTTTTATCTTGTTCTGCTTTTTGTAAGTTTAAAAGACGAGCTAGTTCTTTAAAATCTTCGTCCTTGTTTTTGATGCAATTATATTTGACATGTTTGGATAGCGATGACTTATGTTTATAAGTTTTATCGCAATATCTGCATTTAATTTCTGAGATGGGTTCAGCATGCTTTGCTGCGTTCGTAATATGTCGTCCTGTTTCTAAATGTCGTTTGTAATTATATGCTAATGGTGTGTTAAATAAACACATATGGCAGCTATAAACTGGCATTTTATATAATAAAATATTATATTTTTATATACTTTACTCGTAACATGTATTACTCTTTTTACTCTTTTTTGTACTCTTTTAGCGGGGAAAACGTGGCTAATTTGTGGCATTTTTTGGCTAACTTTGGTGCCATTTTTTGAGGGATTTTGTGTGGATTTTGCTAATTATGGTGCGGATTTTGCTGACACTGATTGATGATAAATTTAAATAAATATGTTAGTTGTTGCACCATATGTCGTAAGACATGTTCGTAATTATAATTTTACGGATTTTCTTACAAATAGGAGTGTACTCCTAAATTATACAACGACATGATGATCAATAAGACACTCGTACTCGTTTTTTACTCTTTTCCTTACGATAAATCATTATTTTAGACTAACTTTTAATTTTTAGGTCAGGGAGAAAAAATTTCAAAAAAAAATAATTTTAAAAATCAAAAAAAACTTTATTTAAACTTTTTCTTTTAAAACGGATTTATAATATTTAATTAATTTATAATGTGTAATTATTTTATTATATTAAGTAATCTTGATAAAAAGAACGCAGAAAGAAAGTACGTAATAGAAGAAATTGATTTATTTGATAGACCTTCTTTTAAAAGAAGAGAAATACTTGATAAAGAAAAACTTATAATAGGTGAATATGTTTTTTTTGAAAATGAAAAATATAAATTTAGAGGTTATAAATGTTCAACTACTACAAATTTATTAAACACACTTCCAACAACATTTAAACGACCGCGTTCAGCTAGACGTAATAGAACACTAAACCAAAACAAGAAAGATGTTACATGTATGATTGTGTTACAAAAAATACATGTGAAAAATCATAATATTGAAGTTGATATATTTAGTACAGAAGATATTATTGCTTTTAGAGATATTGATGAAGAAAACATAAATAAAGGAGATAAAATAATGATGGGTGTACAACTATATAGGGTTGAAGGATTTAGACTTGACGATTCAGAGACTATTTTAGATAAACTTCCAGATAATTATAAACGTCCAAAGTCAACTATGCGAAGTAGACCTGGAATATCTCATGAAAGATTATCTCCTGCAAGATCAATGACACCTAAAAAAAATTATCTATTATCAACATCCAGTATTATGAATAATAATAATAATAATAATTTCAAAAAATTTCGATTTATGCTAAAAAATTATGGCACGCATAATAGACGATCTCCTGGAATGAATAGACCTAAAGGTTTTTTTACACAAAAATTTTTGAATAAACTTCGAATTTCAAAACTTAAAGGTACAACAATATAAGTAATAATATTTTAAACCAAAATATAATATTTAACTTGTTCTTTTTTGAAACATTTTTTTATAATTTTATTAAACTTTAATTATTGTTATTTAGTTTGATAACAATAATACATACACTTGAATATTATTTTGCTTTATCGTTTTGGACTAATTTTTAGAGTTTTTTTAATAAAAATATGGATCAACGCTGGAAATGTTATCATAACATATGCAACACTCGTACTCTTTTTGTTGTTCGTTTTGCCCGTTCTTTTTGGACTAATTTGGGGCGATTTTAGACTAACCTGTTTTTAGTTTGAATGAGTATAACGTATTTTTTGGCATTATTATGCAGTCTTTATTTATAATTATGATTTTTGTTCTTTTTTCAAAGCGAAAAAATTAGTCCGGTACCAAAACAGAAGCCGGACACAAAAAAGAACAAATTAGTCTGGCACTGACTTTTCAAGAAATTTTCGACAATACTCTTAAAATATAATTTGGCTAGGTGCTAAATAAGAATAATCTACTCTTTTTTCTATCTTTTGTTACCATAATTTTGGACTAAGGACTAATTTTTTATTTTTTAATTCGGGAGGAAAAATTTTCAAAAAAATCCATTTCATAAAAACGAAAAGAACTTTCAAACTTTTGTTTTTCAAAAAAAGTTTATAGAATTTTAAAAAGAATTTTTAATTGAATTTTAAAAATCATTTTAAAGAAATTACATATATAACTACAATGAACCCAACCAACGTTTTGTTTTTGCATGTTGATCCGAGCAGTGATTTATATTCAATGTATAAAGAGAGAGCGGAAATTCACAATCAATCGCAACAATTTCGCGATGCAGGTTTTGATCTATTTGTTCCGACTGACACTGAGTTCTTGCCAAATCGTTCCAAAAAGGTGGAGTTTGGCGTAACATGCGCGATGTTTGGGCAAAACGACCAGCCACTCAGTTTTTACATGTATGCGAGATCTAGCATTTCTAAGAGTAATTTCCGCTTGTCCAACAATGTCGGAATTATTGATAGCGGATATCGCGGCATAATTGGCGCGTATTTTGACGCATATCCGTGGCAAGATGGCGAGTTTATCATGCGAAAAGGGACACGGGTCGTACAATTGTGTAGCCCGACGCTAGAGCCATTTTTAGTATACGTTGTCGATTCGGTTGATAGTTTGGGACAAACCGAGCGAGGTAGTGGGGGATTTGGATCAACTGGTGTATAATTTAATAAAAAAATGATTTAATTATATAATATTTTATTATATAATGAAATTTGCGAATACATGCTCGTTAGGCCCTTTC